GGCCTGGTTGGTACGGTGGCGACCATTGGCTCCTTGCGGGCTACTGTGAGAAAAGCGAAAGCGGAAGCGATGAAGGCCGAGGCCGGCGCCGAGGCTATGCGCATAGATAATGCCGAACATGCCACCCGCATTTTGATGGAAAATATTGTAAAACCTCTAAAAGATGAATTCTGTGAAACAAAGAAAGAACTGGCCCGCAATACGCGCGAGATGGCCCGTCTTAGAAAAGCCATTGATACAGCCGGAAACTGTCCTCATCGTGACGATTGCCCTGTGCTTGACAGGTTGCGTGAGTCACCGAAAGAGCATGAATCGGGAAGTCCGGACGGAATCGGCAAGCGCCGACAGCGCGAATGTAAGCCGACGGGCGGGACTGGTGATGGCGGGGATACCGGCGAGTGCGGTGCAGCTGACGATAGCGGCGGACAGCCTCCGTAAGCTACCTGAAGGCGCGGTGTATCGCGGCAAGAGCGGACAGGCCAATCTGACTGTAAGAAATGACGGTAGCGGTAACATTGTGGCCGAAGCCTCGTGTGACAGCCTGCAACAGTTGGTGCTGTGGTATGAAGAAGAGCTGACACGCATCCGAAACGAGACCAAGAATAATGTTTCGAATGACGTTCAAATGGAAGAAAAACGCCCTCCGAACCGGATGCGGACGTTTATGACAGGTGTATTGGCCGGCTTATTGGCCGGTGTGTTATTAACCCTCAAAGTAAAAAGACAATGAACAAGAATTTTATTTATGGCATAGCCAGCGTGAAGTTTGGTGACAAACTTGTGGGCTACATTGAGAAAGGCAGCTGGGACTGGGGCGGCCAGAAGCCGGTGAGCGTGGACATTGAGGCTGAACAAGTGCCGGATGCCCCGGTGCTTACCCTGCTGCAGAATAACGGCACGATCAACCCCACGTTTAACCTGATTCAGCTGGACTACAAGAACCTGAATGCGGTGCTTGGAGGCAAGCTGGCCCCGAATGATGAAACTCCCACTTCGTGGGAAGCCCCAGAGGAATTGATCCAGTTATCGGGCAAGTGGGAAGTCAAGTTTGTGAGCGGTCAGACGATGACGATACCCAACGGCGTGATTTTGGCCAACCTGGGCGGCAAGCTGACGCTGACGGAAGTGTCGAAGGTGGAATGCGAGCTGAAGATCAACAAACCAACGGAAGGCGGTTCCCCGTATAAGATTGCGGATTCTGCAGGCTAAATTTAAGCGGAAATGGACAAACGATTGGAACAACTGATAGAAATGGAGTGTGCGGATGCGCTGCTGGACAGCGGCGTGTCCGTTCCTCTTAAAAGGTGGAAGCTCACCTGGCTGAAACGCCCATTGGAGGTGCGTGTGACGATGAAGCGTCCGAGACTGCGCGGGCAGATTCTGCTGGCGAGGGAATACCTGAAGATGGGGGTAGAACCCGGGTGGCAGCCGAAGGACAAGACCGAGGAACTGGCCTTTGTTGCGGAACATGGCAAGGCTGTGAGCCGTCTGCTGGCCTATACGGTGTGCCGTGGCTATGTGTCGCGACATGTAGGCATCGGTGTGACGGCGTGGGTGCTTCGGAACTTTGTCGATTGGCGCTATCTGACGGCCCTGTTCAGGACATTTGAGCGCCTGATGGGCACGAAGGATTTTATGCGTATTATCAGCTCGGCGGCACGGGCGAACCCGATGAGTCCGAGACTGAGCCAGGCAAGGAAGGGGAGTTAAGGACCCGTTATGAAGGTTCCCATAGCCCTTTCGGCTTCGTGTATCAGATAGCGAGCGCGACCGGCTGGAGTGTGGATTACATTCTGGACGGTGTGAACTACCAGACATTGATACTGATGCTGAGCGACGCTCCGCGATATGTTCGGCAGAAGGGAGGCAGCGGTAAGTGTGACAGCCACCCGGAGCGCAGCGCTGAGGATGAAGCGAACGATATAGTAGGATTTTTTCAAAGCAAACTGGAATGAGTAAACCTGTAGAAGTTGAATTTTTGATGAAGGATAACCTTACGACCGGCATGAATAAAGCCGAGCGTGAGGCACTGGAACTGCGTAATACAGTAAGGCTGTTGGAAGCAGAACTGGAGAGGTTACGTCTTGCAGGTGAGACAGCTGCCCCGAATCTGGACCAAAGTGCCAATATTGCGCAAATCCATGCGCTGGAGATGCAGCTTGAGGAACTGCACGCCCAGTTGAAAATGTTGCAAAATGAATCGGAATCTGTACAGGTCACTCCTGCAGATATACCTAATGCACAGCGCCAGTTCAACGGACTTCATAACAGCATCCAGCAGATGGCTCGTGAAATGCCTTCCTTGGCAATGGGACCGCAGATGTTCTTCATGGCCATATCCAACAACCTGCCGATTTTTACGGACGAACTGGCCCGTGCCCGCAAGGAATACGATGAGCTGCAGAAGTCCGGCAAGAAAGGCACACCGGTATGGAAGCAGGTTCTTTCCTCACTTTTTTCCTGGCAGACGGCCATGACCACCGGCATCATGCTGCTGGTAATGTACGGTGACGAAATCTGGGATTGGACGAAAGACCTGTTCAGCGCCAAAAAAGGCGTGGATGAATTCAACATATCGCTGAAGGAAATGACCGAAATAGAGAAGGACGGCCGTGCCCAGATGGTGCGTACCCGCTTTGAGCTGAAATCGGTTATCAATGAAATAAAGAACTTCACCGGAAGCAAGGAACAGGAAAAGGCCAAGGTGGAGGAACTGAACCGCAAGTACGGGGAATCTTTCGGGTATTATAAAACACTTTCTGAATGGTATGATACCCTTATCCAAAAGAGCGAGGACTATGTACAGGTTCTGCTGCACCAGGCCAATGTCCAAAATCTTGTAAAAAAAGCTGCAGAAGCCGATGAAGAGGTGAATAAAATCAAGGCACAGAAACCGGAAGAGGCAGAAAGCGCCATGGGCTTTTTCGGGAAATGGGGACAATATATCATACAGTCCAACATGGCAGAATCCGGGCAGTTCTATGACGCACAGGCCGCCATTAAGAAACATGATCAGGAAGCTTATGACATACTGTTGAAAAATGCAGAAAACAAACGGGACGGTTATCTGAAAAAAGCGGAGGAAGAGGTAAAAAAAGCCGCAGAAGCAGCCAGGAAAGGAAATATCGGCGGGCATATCGACCCCAAACAGCCCGGAAAGAATCCGGAAGCGGAAGCCAAGCAACGGCTGGCCACAGAGCGCAGGCTGGCGAAGGATCTTGCCGCCCTGCAGGCTGAAAACCGGAAGGAAGAGATAGACCGTATGAAAGATGGCACCGATAAGAAACTGGCACAAATAGAATATGACTATAACGCGCGAAAAGAAGAAATTAACCGGCAGGAAGCATCCTGGAAACGGGAAAACAAGGAAGCCGGCATATCCACCGGCGGAAACGGATTGACCCCGGAACAGACGGACGCCCTTGCTGCTGCCCGGGATTCCAACGACAAGAACCGGAGTGCAGCCCTTGCTGCCACCTTTGAGGAAGAAAAGGAAAAAGAAGCCGAAGCCATGCGAGATTACCTGTCGGAATATGGCAACTACGAGGAAAAGAAACTGGCCATCACGCAGGAGTATGAAAAACGCATTGCAGAAGCCACGACAGAAGGCGAACAAAAAACACTTCAGGAGGAGTTGAAGAAAAAGATGGCAGATCTGGACATGGAGGAACTGAAGGAAGGGTTGGACTGGGAATCCGTCTTCGGAGACCTTGACAAGGTATCCACTGAAAGCCTGCAGTCACTCCGTACCCGTCTGAAGGAATATATCGATACACAAAAGGAACTGCAGCCGGACAGTCTGAAAGACCTGGTACGTGCGATAGATTCCATCGACAAGAAACTGAACGAACGCAATCCTTTTACAGCGTTGAAAACATCCATATCCCAGGTGCAATCCACGACCTTGTCAGTCAAGGAAGCCCAGGAAGCCTACAACAAGGCTGTCAGGGAGGGGACGGAAGCCGAGCAACAGAATGCCAAGGCGACCCTGGATGCCGCTCGAAACGCCAAGCAGAAGGCTTTGGCTGAGGCCACCGACTCCCTGCATAACAGTGTGGGCCAGGTGAAGGAATACGTGGGTGCTGCGGAAGACCTGCTTGGGCTGGTGGAACAGTTCGGCATCGATCCCCCCGAATGGATGGGCGAATGGCTGGAGGGTATGGGCCAGACGCTGGACGGGCTGGAGAGCATAGACCTGACGCGGCCGATGAGCATTCTGACCGGCGGTGTCAAGGCATTGGGCGGTGTGGTGAAACAGGTGTTCAGCCTGGGCGGTATCATCAACTGGAGCGGCAGCAATGCCAAGGAGGTGCAAGCCACCATGGAGCGTCTGACCAACCGGAACGAGATGCTGCAGACCTCGATTGAGGACTTGACCGACACCATCAAGCAGAGCCGTGGTACAAAGAGTGTGGCGGCTTACCGCGATGCGTACAAGATGCAGCAGGAAACGAATTCGAACTACCTGCAGATGGCGATGGCACAAGCCGGATACCACGGTAGCCACCACAGCTGGAACTACTACTGGGGCGGATTCAGCCAGGCACAGATAGACAAGCTTAGCGGACAGATTGGCCGCCAGTGGGACGGGAACCTGTGGAGCCTGAGCCCGGAGGAGATGAAGGCGCTGCGCAGCAACGTGGACATGTGGACGCAGATACAGAACACCGGCAAGGGCGGTTACGGCGGGCGACTGACCGAGAAGCTGGATGACTACATAGCGCAGGCCGGCAAGCTGGAGGAACTGACCGACCAGCTGTATGAAGGTCTGACCGGTATTTCATTCGACGGGATGTACAGCAGCTTCATCGACAACCTGATGAACATGAAGTACGGTGCCAAGGATGCGGCGGAGGATATATCCGAGTACTTCATGCGGGCGATGCTAAGCAACAAGATTGGGGAAATGTACTCCGAGAAGTTGAAAGGCT